AACGGCAATGGTGATTGGATGACTTGGAACGATGGTCATTGGACCGTTTATCCTAATGGTGAAAGCGATGTTATGTCTTATCAGACAACAGATGATGTTGCAACGTTAATCAGTGAATTAGTTAAATTGAAGTAATATGGTTATATTTTTATTAATAGTAGTGATACTTTACCTAGGTGCTATAAACGATAAATTAAAGAAATAATGAGTCCACACCAAAAAGCAGCATTAGAGCTTATACATGATTACTATTTCATGTTACCGAACAATGGTTCATTGAATAGTGGTATTAATAGCTGTGAATCACGTTACAAAGAAGCGATTGAATGTGCTTTAGTAAGCCTTAAACGACTTATTTTAACATTAGAATTCATATCAGTAGAATCAAATGATCCTAGGATTATGAGTAGAATTAATTTTTATGATGAGGTACAAGCTGAATTATATAAAATAAAAGAGGGTAATGGCGGTGTATCATTTGATGAATTAATAGAGGTATTTAAAAAATAAACAATGATAAGTAAGATCAGAAACAAATGGTTTACAGTTAACTTTGTACTTCGTCACAGATGGGAAGAAGGAGACTACACCGACTACGAACTACGTCAGCTGAAAAGCACATTAAAATTAGGTGTGTGGGTAAAAACATATGAAGCAGTAGGTAAAAGAAAAGGTACTCCTAAAGAAGTGTTTAATAAGAATAATCATGTTAGAGTCTACATGATTGGACTGAACCTTATTGTGTGTAGTGTATGGATGGATATCAGCAGACCAACATTTGGAAGCTAATATGAGCAAAAATAAACAAAGTATGAAACTATACACAGAAGAACAAGTAAAGATGGCTATTCAAATGGCAGACAAATATAATTATCTAATAACATTAGAAGAATGTGGTATTTTAAATCAATTAATCCCCATCGAACTACCAAGTGATGAGGATATTTGGGAATGGTGGCAAACACAAAAATTTCAGAAAGAACAAGGTGAGCAAGAATATACAATGCTTTATGAGATTGATTTACCAAAAATATTAAAAGCATTTATAGAACATTTTAGTAAAATACAAGGAGGTAACAATGAGAAATAATAAACAACCAACCGCAGTTGATTCTATCATTGAACTGTGCCAAAAACAAATGGACACTGAAATACATTTGAAAACAACACTACTTATGATGACAAATAAAACACAACAAACGGCAGTGAAACTATTGCGATTAAAAGAGCAATTAGACAGCAATCCTTGGCAATACAATTGGATAATAGAAGAAATAGATGAAATAATATATGCGTTAAACAATGAAGAATATGATGACCATGAGCAACAATAAACAACAAATAAAATCATTTTGGAAAGGGTTTTTTGCGGGATGGATGTCTTTTTATCTTTTACTTAAACTAATAGAAGCGTTATGACAAACAACAAACAACAAACGGCATTGAGTTTTTTCCTTATGGGGTTAATCGATTTAGAAATTGGTAAAGGTATTTCAACTGATAAAGCAATAGAATTACATTATTTATTTGACAAAGCCAAAGAAATGGAAAAGGTAAAAGCGTTTGAGATATTTAAGGCGGGTCAAGATAGTATGGAAGAGGGAGGTAAAGGATTTGAACAATACTACAACGAAACATTCGGAGGTAACAATGAGCAATAATAAACAAATGTCAGTGGAGTATTTAGTTGAACAATTATTTGCAAAAGCATTAAGCGCAGAGCAATATTATCATATTGAACAAGCCAAAGCAATGCACAAGGAGGAGATAAAAGCAAGTTACGCTGATGGTTACAAAGAAGGCTATAAAAGGGCATTGGATTATATGACTGATACGATAAAGAACAAAATTGAAGTTATGGAAAATGCCAATAATGAGTTTAAAAAAGGAACAGCAAACACAACACACACAACGTTCTTATGTACTGAATTTGTATCAGACGCAAGTAAAGGAGCAACTTTACCCCGTTGTATTAGATGCGGTAAAACACAACGCATACACCCAATAATAACAAAAAACAATGAGCAACAATAAACAAAGTATGAAACTATACACGGAAGAACACTTGAAAATTTTTTATCACCTTGGTAAAATTGATGGGTTTATAGGAAGACAAGACGATGTAGACGAACTAATAAAAAATTATCCCCCCATCGAACTACCAAGTGATGAAGGAATAAAAAAAATAATGGAGTTGGATGATATGGAGTTTGATGAATTTGACCCTTATCATGTATCCCATTTAGATGGCGCAAAATGGATGCGTGATAAAATACAAGGAGGTATAAAATGAGCAACAATAAACAAACAAACGCACTAAGCCAGCATTTAGAATGGCTCAAAGAACAATTACAGCAAGGTATTGATGATGGCTATTCAGAAACTTGGATTTTTGCTTACCAAATAGCTATAAAAAATGCAGAATCACTAATTGAGAAATACGACAATGAGCAACAATAAACAAAGTTGCAATTCAGAAATAAATTACATATATTAATAACAAACAATTATGGATATCAATTCAATCAAAGCAAAGCTAAGCGCTTTGCAAACTCAGCAAAGCCGTCCTTCCGGAGAGGCACGTAAGAATGTCTTCTGGAAACCTGCCGTGGGCAAGCAAACAATTCGTATTGTACCTTCTGCGTACAACAAATCAAATCCTTTCTCGGAACTATTCTTCCATTACGGAATTGACAAAAACCCAATTATCTCTCCTACTAACTGGGGTGAGACTGATCCGATCGTTGAATTTGCAAAACAATTACGTCAATCAAAAGACAAAGAATCTTGGAGATTGGCTCGCAAACTCGATCCTAAAATGCGAGTATTCGTACCCGTTATCGTTAGAGGTGAAGAAGCTGAAGGCGTTAAGCTTTGGGGCTTCGGTAAAGAGATCTACATGGAATTGCTTTCTATGGTAGAGGATGAGGACATCGGGGATTACACCGACATCGTTTCAGGTCGTGACTTGAATTTGACTACAGTAGGTGCTGATACTACTGGAACCGGTTTTAATAAAACTACCGTTCGTGCACGTACTAAAGAGTCTACTTTGACCGACGATGATGCAATGTTGCAAACTATTTTGAAAGATCAACCAGATCCTTTGAAAGTATTCTCTAGAATGTCTTTTGATGACATGAAATCAGTATTGCAGAAATGGTTGGCAGTAGATGAAGAAGGAACAGAAGGTTCTATTATTTCTGAGCCTGCTTCTAACTTTGATGGTGGTAAAGCAGCAGCTCCTGCTACTGAAGAACTTCCTTGGAAGAAGCCTGCAAATCCTTTCACTTTAGAGACTCAAGGTAAGAAAGTAGAATCAAAAGCCGACAAGTTCGATTCATTATTCAACGACGACGATAACGATTTACCTTTCTAATAGACAATGGCTAAGAAAGAAAAAGCGTCGTTAACAGAGGCTGTGTCTGCAGAACTTAAGAAAGGATTCTCTTTAGATAAATTCAAAGAGAAGAAGCTCCTTAAGAGCAACGTTAAGTTTAAAAACCAGGCATGGATTCCTCTATCGGCTGCATTCCAAGAAGTAACTTCTATTCCTGGAATCCCGATGGGCCACATTGTAATGTTAAGAGGTCATTCCGATACAGGAAAGACCACAGCATTGCTTGAGGCAGCAGTATCGGCCCAGAAAGCAGGCATCCTTCCAGTATTCATTATCACAGAGATGAAATGGAACTGGGAACATGCTATTCAGATGGGTCTTCAAGTAGAGCAGACAGTTGATGAAACAACCGGTGAAGTTCTTGATTACGGTGGATTCTTTATCTACGTTGATAGAGAGACTCTAAATACAATCGAGGATGTTGCTGGATTTATTCTAGACTTAATTGACGAACAGAAGAAAGGAAGTCTACCTCATGACTTATTATTTCTATGGGATTCAATCGGTTCAGTACCCTGTGAACTTTCAGTACGTTCTAACAAGAACAACAACGAATGGAATGCAGGTGCAATGTCAACTCAGTTCGGTAACGGTGTAAACCAACGCATTGTAATGTCTCGGAAAGAGTCTTCTCCTTACACTAACACATTAGTAGTAGTTAATAAGGTATGGACTCAGAAACCTGAATCACCCATGGGTCAACCTAAGCTGATGAATAAGGGCGGCTTTGCAATGTGGTACGATGCAACGTTCGTTGTAACGTTCGGTAACATCATGAATGCAGGAACTTCCAAGATTAAAGCAATCAAGGATGGTAAGCAGGTAGAATTTGCCAAGAGAACTAATCTCCAGATTGATAAGAATCATATCAACGGAATTACAACTCGAGGTAAAATCATTATGACCCCTCACGGATTCTTAAACGATGACGAAAAACAGCTTAAGAACTACAAGGATGCTCATACTAAGGAATGGTCTGCCATTCTAGGAGGAGGAGACTTCACAGTAGTAGAAGAAGCTTACGAGGATGTAACACCTAGTTTCTTCCAGGAAGAGCCGGAATAGGATTAAGAGCCCCTATTAATTTAGGGGCTTTCCCTATATTTATATAAAAACACCACAGATGGATAATTTCGATTTAAAAAAGTACTTAGTAGAAAATAAAGTAACTACTAATTCTAGAATGTTAACTGAAGCAGTAGAAGTACCCGCTTGGTTGAAAGGTAAACTTGAAGATGTGCACGTAAAACCAGGTCAAGGATCAATTTTTGCCAAGTCTGTTGATGAAATTCTTAAATTAGCTCAAAACTTATTAGATAAAACTAACCCTAAAGAGTTAGATAAAATAGCAAATAGCACTGGTACCTTGACTATGAATGTTGGTGGTGCCGGTTACAACTTAGTATTACCTATTGAACAAGCTAAGAAACTACCTGGAGCCCAAGCAAGTGAAGTGGAGAAGCAGGAAGGTCCTAACAAAGTTAAAGTTCCTGCAATTACTACAACCGCTCCTCTAACCCAATTTAGTACAAACGAACTAACAGTTATTGTTAGACCCAAAAAAGACGAAGCAGGAGCTGTTATACCTAACGAATATATTGTATTATCAGTATTTCCAGGAGATCCAGACATTCCGAGAGCATCTGAATGGAATGGTAAGTACGCTGTAATTATCCCTAATGCAAAAACTCAAACTAACGAGGTAGGATTTAAAAACAGACCTCTTAGAGAAGTTTTAGACGATATAAACGATGCACAAACAGCAGCAGCATTAATAAAAAACCAGTTAGACGCATATGCAGAAGCACGTCATGATTACGGATCTGGGTATCAAATGGAAGAAAAACTTGAAAAGTTACTAAAGGTAGTAGGTAAGAAACTTAATATCCCTGAAACTTCTTTTAAAATTAAAGATAACTACAATACCTCCTACAACGAATACGACGAAGGAACCACCGAAGGTAGTATCACATTAAATGGACACACCGTACTAACTTACAGTAGCCATAGTGACGGATACGGATTTAACGCCGAGGTTGACGAAACAGCTATTCAAGCTGAGCTAGCTAAGCTAATAAAACCAACCGCGTAAACATCTAGAAAAATAAGAAAATAAACTTTAAAGAGCCCTTGCAAGTCAAGGGCTTTTTTATTATCTTAAATTAAGTTATGAAAGCAGAATATAAAGCCTTACTTGAGAACATCAAGGAAGTAGAAGAGGTAATATCTACAGACGAAAATTTTCACTCCCGCGTATTAGTAATCGATGCACTAAATCTATTCTTTAGAAACTTTGCAACCATCAATATGACTAACAACGACGGAGCCCATATCGGAGGTCTGGCCGGATTCATTAGATCATTAGGTTCATTAATTCAGCTGGTTCAACCCACAGGCGTTTACGTAATCTTTGACGGAGTAGGATCTTCTACTAACAGAAAGAATTTATTACCTGAATACAAATCAAACCGAGGCATTAACCGGATTACAAACTGGGATGCTTTTGAATCGTTGGATGATGAGAATGATGCAAAGGTTGGTCAAATTACTAGAATCATTCACTACCTTCAATGTCTACCAGTCAAAGTTGGAATGATTGATAAAGCAGAGGCAGATGATATGATTGCTTACATGTCTAGGGAGTTACCCCGGAGATTCAATTCCCAGATGATTATTGTTTCTTCAGACAAGGATTACCTTCAACTAGTTAACGACAACGTTACTCTCTACAGACCAGTCACAAAAGTATTCTACGGACCAAAAGACGTTAAGAAAGAATTTATGGTTCATCCGGATAATTTTATTATCTACAAAACAATGCTTGGAGACCAATCAGATAAGATTGAAGGCATTAAAGGATTAGGCCCAAAGACGCTTTTAAAGCTATTCCCAGAAATCTTAGACGTTCCAATGTCAATGCAGGATATCTTCGATTATGCCGAAGATCATTTAACTGAGCATCAGATTTATGCCCGGGTATTATTTGCTCGTCAGAACCTACTCAATCACTATAAGCTAATGGATTTAAAAAATCCAATTCTGGATGATAGACAGATTTCTTATATCAACGGATTAATTAACGAGGAGAATAATGACTTCCACAAAAAGCATTTTATCGACCTTTATGAAATGGATGGGCTAGCACATTTTATTAAGAACGTTGATTATTGGGCAACAGATACATTCTTTAAGTTGTCTAAGTTCAAATAAGTTCATATATTTATATTTAAAACAAAACATGGATAATTTTGATTTAAAGAAGTACTTAGTAGAAAATAAAGTAACTACTAACTCTAAAATGGTACCCGAAGCAAGTTACATCTCCCCACAAGGAGACCTGCATATAGAGGACGGTGAAAATACAGAGTTAGGTTATGCCATAGAAAATGCCCTGGACAGTTGGCCTCTATCAGATATTGAAATGGGTCCAGATGTATTTGTAGAAGGTCTTTTAGACTATTTTGCAGACTTCGATCCAACTTTTAGACAGCCACCAGGAATGCTTAAAGGTGATACTTTGGAAAACGAAGTAATTGCAACTGCTAAAGCCTATAAAGAAGGTGCTATCGATTTAAAAACAGCAGTTTCACAATTCCGCAAAACATTATCTAACCGAAACTACTATACAGGGAGGGGTTAATAGTATATGGATAATTTTAATTTGCGAAAGTACCTTACCGAAAACAAGGCTACGACCAACTCTAGAATAATCAATGAAGCAGGGTTTGTTTCTCCTGAAGGTAACTTGGATAATATGCCAGCAGTCCCTTCAAGTGGTAACTCTGACTTTGATTCAAAATTTGAACAAGTACTTGACATAGCTTCAGATAGCTACGGTACAGGTGAAAAGGATCTTCTAGACGGTGTAGAAAACGTGATGAATTTAAGCAGTCACTTCCTACGAGTTATTGAAAGATACCCAGACAAAGCTATAACAACTATCATACCTCCTGATGGTGAATTAGAGGTAGCATACTTAGAGGCTTTAGAAGCAGCTGATGCAGAAGATAATCAATCAGCTCTACAGATGATGCATGACCGTGCAGTAGAGTATTGGAAATTATTCATGTCGGATAAAAGTAAAAAGTTTTTCGGATTATAATAAACCTTAAAGAGCCCTTGCAAGTCGAGGGTTTTTTTATTATATTTACATTATATTTATAACTAAAACAAAACATGGATAACTTTGATTTAAAGAAGTACTTAGTAGAAAATAAAGTAACTACTAATTCTAAGATGTTAAATGAATATATAGATAATATAGACTATAATGAAATAACAGGTGAGTTTAATGAAATTTTAGATATGTTGATTAACATGGCAAACAAAGGTGCGTTTGTCTTAACTGTGGTTGATCAAAATAAAAACACCACAGAAACATATGGAAATAATCAAGCATTAAAAACCCCTCACGGTATTAAAAAAGAAGTACATGTTAGGATTGAACAGCCAGTTTATATGCTAGTATCACTAGGAGGGACCGAAAGTAGTTTTGCTTCAAACACTTCAGATGTATTAACTCAGCAATTTAAAAGCGAATTCCCTGAACTTAATTTTGATAATGATGGTTATAATATTGAAATCAAACCAAAGAAATTCCTTAAGCAAGGTTATTACGGTAATTAAAAGTAAAGAAGTAATTAAAAATAAACTTTAAAGAGCCCTTGCAAGTCGAGGGCTTTTTTATTATATTAATAGTAATAAGTTATAAAAAGAAGTTATAAAAAATGGCAGCGTTAAAGACACTAGTAGATTACGGAGCTCCTTTCCAAGTAAAGACCATCGGAGCATTATTAACCAGAAAAGAATTCGTTCAGAACATCTACGATATTTTATCTGATGAGCACTTTCCAAACCCTGCTCACAAATGGATCATTAATGAGATTCTCAGATACTGGAATAAGTACCACACAGTCATCTCAATGGATACCCTTAAGGTAGAAGTTAAGAAGATTGATAACGATGTACTTAAGACTTCTATCGTTGAGCAGATCAAAGAAGCTTATAGACATTCAGACGACGAACTTCAATACGTTGAAGAAGAATTTACCGCCTTCTGTAAGAACCAACAATTAAAATCAGCCCTATTAAACTCAGTTGACCTTCTAAACTCAGGTGACTACGATTCAATCCGTCACTTGATTGATAACGCGTTAAAGTCCGGACAAGATAGGAATATTGGGCACGAATATAATAAGGATATTGAGACCCGCTACCGGGAGGATTATCGCCCCACTATTCCTACTCCTTGGCCTATGCTCAACCAATTAACCCAAGGAGGATTTGGTCCTGGTGATTTAGGTATTGTATTTGGTAATCCCGGAGGAGGTAAGTCTTGGATGATGGTTGCAATGGCAGCTCACGCAGTTAAGATGGGTTACAACGTTGTTTATTATACTTTGGAATTAGGTCAGGATTATGTTGGTAAACGATTTGACTGTTACTTTACCGGTCACTCGATCGAAGAAGTTCAACATCATAGATCAGAGGTTGAGAGCATAGTTGATGGTCTGGCCGGTAAGTTGATAGTAAAAGAGTATCCGCCTAAGGCAGCCACTGTGGCAACCTTGAAAGCCCACCTTCAGAAATGTATTGATGCAGACGTTAAACCTGATATGGTTGTAATTGATTATATCGATTACCTTCGTCCGCCCTCCAAGAGATTTACTGAAAGGAAAGATGAGATTGATGATATGTACGTTGCATGCAAGGGTCTTGCCAAAGAATTTAAAGTAACCGTTCTTTCCCCTTCTCAGGTTAACCGAATGGGAGCAAAAGACGATATTATCGAAGGAGATAAGGCAGCAGGTTCGTATGATAAGATCATGGTTGCTGACTTCTGTTTATCATTATCCAGAAAGAAAGAAGATAAGGTTCATGGAACAGGCCGAGTACACGTTATGAAGAATCGTTACGGGATGGACGGTATGACCTTCGGAGCAAAGATCGATACCAACAACGGTCACATCGAACTTACAGAAGATATGCCTACCTACGAAGATACCACTTCTAACACAACCTCTACGTTTTCCCAGGTAGACAGCTTCGATAAACGAGAGCTTGCAAAAAAATTCATGCAACTTTCATCTTTTTCTTAAAAAAACAAGGAATTTTCAATAAAAACTGGCTAGTTATTAAATACACTATAGATTAAACAAATGGACATTTCAACAAGAATTTTATCAGACATTACGGTTTTTATGAAATATGCGAAGTACCAACCGCATTTGAACCGAAGAGAAACATGGCACGAGTTGGTTACAAGAAACAAAGAGATGCATCAAAAGAAGTACCCTGTATTAGCAGAGGAAATTGAGGCAGCTTACAAGTACGTTTACGGCAAAAAGGTTTTACCTTCAATGAGATCGATGCAATTTGCCGGTCGTCCTATCGAAGTGAATCCTGCCCGTATTTACAACTGTGCTTTCTTACCAATCGATGATTGGAGAGCATTTGGTGAAGTAATGTTCTTGTTACTAGGAGGAACCGGAGTTGGTTATTCAGTACAGCACGACCACATCGAAAAGCTTCCTGAAATTAGAAAGCCAAAACAGAACCGCAAGAAAAGATTCTTAATCGGAGATTCTATTGAAGGATGGGCCGATGCAGTTAAGGTTCTAATGAAATCTTATTTCTCAGGAACTTCCTCTATTGATTTTGATTTCTCGGATATCAGACCAAAAGGAGCAAGATTGATTACTGCCGGCGGTAAAGCACCCGGACCAGGACCTTTAAGAGAATGTTTGGTTAAGTTACAAGGTATCTTAGATACTAAGGAAGATGGTGAGAAGCTAACTACTATCGAAGTTCACGATATGGTTTGTCATATTGCAGATGCAGTATTGGCCGGCGGTATTAGAAGAGCTGCTTTGATCTGTTTGTTCTCTCCTGACGATGATGAGATGATTTCTTGTAAGTCAGGTGCATGGTGGGAATTAAATCCTCAGCGTGGAAGAGCTAACAACTCAGCCGTTTTATTAAGATCAATTACTGAGAAGGAACAATTTCAGGATATTTGGAGAAGAATTGAAGCATCGGGAGCAGGTGAACCTGGAATCTACTTTACTAATAATGTTGAGTGGGGAACTAACCCATGCTGTGAGATTGCTTTGAAGCCTTTCCAATTCTGTAACTTATGTGAAGTAAATGTTTCGGATATCGAGTCTCAAGAGGATTTAAATGGTCGAGTGAAGGCAGCATCCTTAATCGGAACTTTACAGGCAGGTTATTCTGATTTCCATTACTTGAGAGAAGTTTGGAAAAGAACAACTGAGAAAGAAGCTTTGATCGGAGTATCAATGACCGGTATCGGCTCAGGAGTTGTTACTCACTGGACTTACAGCATGACCGAAGCGGCAGAAATAGTAAAAGCTGAGAATGAAAGGGTTGCTAAGATTCTAGGAATCAATTGTGCCGCCAGATGTACTACAGTTAAGCCTGCAGGTACAACCTCTCTAG